GACTAGGTGCGGTTGCCGTAGAATCCGACATGATCGATCATCGCGCAACCCATCGATTGACGGATCTTGAAATCGTATTTGTCGGAAAGCATCGTCCATTCGTTTTCCAGCACCGGCGATTCTTCGCCCTGCAAGAAAACGATCTCGGCGGTATCAACTACCGAGCTCGACGCGATCAAATACCAGTTGGTCGCGTTGTTATTGTCGAGCAAAGCAGTCGCAACGACTTGTAATGGTCGAACGCCGTTCACCCCGTAGAGGCTTGAGATCCCCTCGTTGCCGTTGGTCTGCGCGAACGAAAGGCTGTTCGTGATCCGCAAAGCCGTTGCTGCGTACCGTTGAGGTACAAGCAATACCGATGGAACCAAGTTAAGCACCGAGCCGTTTAGACCCTTCTGCTTGGCCATCAACTCAAAGCCTTCGTCCAGAGTCGTCTCGCTCGGAGCCGCTGGAGTCGTTGCGGTAATGTTTCGCCCGCTAACGTGCGAAGCAGAGAACAAGACAACTCCATCCGGCATCATCGGGTTACTCAGGAACGTGTCGTAAACAAGTTGCTCTTGAGTCCGTCGAGCCGCAACGCCCTGCATCGATGGAATGCGAGACAATGCGTCAAGGTTGTCGTTGATGATGGTTTCCCAGGTCACCGAGAAGTTCGCACCGAACTTGTCGATGTTGTAGGTCTTGCGTCGGTCGCTGAGTTTCTTTTCGGGATACTCCTTGCCCTCTGGGACGACTTCCAGATTTTGGAATTCGCTCAACTGAGTGGCGTGAATATCCTTGAAGTCCTCAACGCTTTGACGCTGACGAACCCAAGAGGACCAAGTGTAGGGGGCCTCTTCGTAAGCCGCTCGCAAGGTGTTGTTCAGTCCATCAAACAGGATATTCTGGAAAGATCCCGTAGTATGGAAAGCATCAGCCAAACCGCGCTTAACGTGGTTGAGCGTCGGAGCGTGTCCCATCGCCATTCGTGCAATGTCTTTTTTGGTGTGCTTCTCAGGGTCGATGCCCATGCGTCGCACGCAAGCTTCAGCAAGACGGTAAATGCCGAGGTTAGCAAAGTGGCTAGCCCCTTCTGCCTTCGGTGCTGCTGTTCGCTTCACAGTCCCTTGGAAACATCGCTGCGTAAACCCAGCCTTAGCTGCGTTTTCAAATTTGTCTTGCTCCGATTCACCGAAGCCAACGTGAGAGCCTTCGACGGCCCCGCCTAGTGGTTGTGAAGCCATCTTTCGGATGATCCTTTCTTGAGCGATTTCAACGGTCACTGATGGATCGTCAACCAATGCGTCTGCAAAGCTTCGCTCAAGCTTCGCAAGCGTACAATGGGCAACGATTGTTTTGCGTCGGTCGTCGGCTGCCTTAAGTTGCCTTGCAACTTCGGCTTCGACTTTCTTTTCGGGATCCTCGACAGGTGCCACTGCTTCGGCCCTCATCGCTTCCTCGGTCTTCTTGTCGGCCATCAATTCAACTTGCTCCATAGGAGCCTCGCCAGAGCCGGATTGCCCAGCTGCCTTGCCTGCGAGAAAAACAATGATCTGAGTTGGATCGGTCATGCCTTCTGGCAACCCGAGCCCCTTGAGAGTTGCCAAAAGCGACTCGTCCATTCTTTCAACCCTTTCTTGGTCATAAGACCGTCGAACCGTGGAATTTGGATCTGCACCCGTTGCACAGATCGAAGCATTGTGAGGTTCCCAAGCGGTTACAATTTCCGCTGGCCCCTCAATCACTTGGCCTCTTGGCGTAGTGTACGTTTGGCCCTCTCGAACGAACTGACGCTCTAGGATCTGTGCGTCGATCGAAAAGTCATTCAAGTGGCCTTCGGTGTATCTTGTCGCAACGATTTGACTATCTGGATCGCTCGCAAAATCAGGCAAGCCTAAAAGCTCATCGCCCTCGATAACGATGTTGCGAATCGATCCAAAGACGTTGCGAACAGTCTTATCGTTGTGGCTGTCAACGATTGGGAGTTGTCGCTTGTCGTTTCGGAAGCGAACGCCATCCATCAAGAGGACTTGCTTGATCCACCCGCGAGTCTGATCGTAAATATCAATCGGAGTTTCGGTCGCAATCACCGCCCGGCCATCCTTGACGGTTCCGAATTGTCGAACAATCGATCCGCCATCAATGGACTTGGCTTCGCGTCTTGCGTCAAGTTCTTTGCGTCGCTTGATTAGGTTGCTCTTGTTCATTGCGTCACCTCAGCCGGTAGCGTGTCAACCGATCCGTCTTTTGCGTCGTCAATTAGGGCTTGTACGCTCGCTTCACTCATGCCGACCGATGATAGGAACACCCTGGCCGCCGCTTCGCTAATGACCCCGCTGGAAAGCTCATCAAGGGTCTTGGCAATGGCTTTGCGGTTGCGATTGAATTGAAGCGTTGATAGCCCCATCATTTCGCCGCTGCCGGTCGCTGGTTGCGTTTCAACCGCCCCTTGAGTTTGAGCCGCCGAGATCGCTAGCTGGGTCTGTTCTGGAGTCTGCAATCCAAGCTTTTTGAGCAATCGATTTTCTTTGGCACGCTGATAAAAGACCGTTCGGAAGTTGAGCCCCTGGGCCCCGAGGACTTCGGAGTAGGTCGCGGTAAATGAGTTGATGCCCGATTCGCTTGTTTGTTGCTCAACGCCCGGATCGACCCATTCCCATTTAGGAGTCTGCCATTCGACGGGAGTAAACCGCCTGCGATCGCTTAACAGGTCAACAGGCGAAGGGAAACCTTCAAGGCTAGTTCTGGTCGCTGCGTCACAAAAGCGATCCCAAACAGGCTGTAGCAAGTGCCGAATGATGTATTTCTGGATGATTCGGAACCGCCGACGATCTTCTAGCTGGCTCGTTCGGCTTGAACTGTAGGACGTTTGGCTGTAGTCGCGGGCCACAACCTCATAGGACAGCCCCGTACCTACCGCGATACCTCGAAGGATTACTTTCGTCCACTCGCCCGCGCTGTTGTTCGGCCTGGTTGGATTGATGACCTCAACCGATTCATTCGGATTAAGATCAAAGATTAGCCCAGGCTCTAGGTATCGCTCACGGTTTCCGTTTCTGTCGCTTCCGCTTCCCGCATCTGGGTTGCTCAAGTTGCCCATTGGCGTCTCGGTAATGATCGCTGCAGTAAAGCAAGCTGCAATCGCCGAGGCTTGTAGCTCGTTGTCGAGATAGGTTCCAAGATCCCTAATTGATGCTAACGCTGGAGCAAACCAAGTAACGCCCCGCGTTTGACCTACTCGATCCTGCCGGAAAAGGTGAATGATTTCCCTGGCCGGGATTTCCTTCGGCGTCCTAGAGACTGCGTAAGGCTGGAGCGGATGATCGTCATAGATCATGTAGGCAAGAGGCTTGCCGTATTCGTCAACCTTGATCCCGCGAATCACCCGCGTACCATCCTTGCGATCGATGCCCATCGTGTAGGTGTCTCGATCCGTCGCTAGTCTGTCGGCTTCGATGATCTCAAGGGCCATTGGAATCGGTCGAGAGATTCCGCGATATTCCGTCGATGGTAGATTGACAATCCGAATCAGCACTTCGCCCGCTTCGACCATTTCGCGAAGGGCGATTATCTGAATTTCCTCAAGCGTTAATCTGCCGTTGATGTCGGCCACTTCCGACCACTCCGACCAAGCTTTATCTCGCAGGTCGTTGATGTCCTCGATGTCATCGCCTTCGGGAGTCTCATAGGTGCTTTGAGCCTGGATGCCCGCACCGATTACCGATGAAACGATCGTATCGACCACGCCCCAGGCGTAAGCATTATCTCGAACCAAAAGCCTTGCCCATGCCCGAAGCTTATCGGCCCCGAATGGCCCCATCAATTCTTGGTCAGCTGGTAGGTTCTTCGGGTTCTTGTTGCTGCTTACTCTAGATGGTTCAGCCCCCTGGTACGATCGTGCAAGAGCCTTTCTAGCTGCTTGCCGTCGCAATCCTGCAATCGGACTTACCGCCGATACCACTGAATCGATGAATCGATCAATCATCGACTACCCCCTACGATTCTACCGAGGGAGATTCCGCCCGATCCGCTTTCACGTTGGACTTGATGGAGCAACGCTTTTCGCTCGGCCATCAATGCCGACAGGTCAAGCTTGGTAACCGTCCGTGAGCCAATAGAATACTGCTGAGCCCCTCCGGTTAAGAGAGCCTCAATAGCTGCGTCGATGAGCGTTAACAGACTTGCCGCTGATGCCATGCACAAAGGATTGCATGACTAGCGAGCAGTTGGAATATGCCTGTACTATCCCATTAGTACACAGAGACAAATTATTTACGCTCTTGCGCCCAAGTGTGCCCGCAGTAGGTGCATTTGCAATATCGGACGTTTGCCTTTGTGCAATAAACCCGGCTGTAGCTTGTCCCGATCGGTCGGCGTGATTCGCATAGGGTGCAGGGCCTTGCTTCATCTTCGCGGGGAATGGGGGCTTCGATGATCGCTACTGCTTCAACCGTAGCAACCGGCTTAACAGTCTCTTGCGTTGTCGGTTTTTCGTTTCGCTTTAGTTTCTTCGCCATATCACCCTCTCCGTTTGGGAATCCATCCGCCTTGACGCTGCTTAAATCTTTGCTGACCATGCCTGTAGGCTTGCTGTGCTGGCTTCGCTTGCGTAGGATGTTCGCCGCTAACGTGCTTCGGTTGCACCTCGATCTCACTTGGAGCAATCAACTTTACCCCGCAAGCCTCACTAGCCGCCGCCGCCATGTAGGTCGCATCGAGCCAGTGGTTGTTGCTGTCTTTCGGAAGCCAATAGGTCTTGGTTCCCTTGCCCTCAGTAAACTTCGTCACCAGTTCTTCCGCTGCGATGTGCTGCGCGTACTGGCTATGCCTGCGTTCTTCCTCAAGTGCAAACAACGAAAGCGACCCGCGCCGAAGCATGTTTGACTCGTCAAAGGTTGGAGTCATAAACCGTTCATGCACGAACTGCTTCCAATAACTCGTATCGAGCTCGTAAAGCCAAACATTAGATGACGGAAGCTTTTGTGCGTGCAAGTTGGCACCTGCAATCGTTGTCGATGTAGACTTAGCCTTTCGATGGTATGGGTCTTGACCTTTTGACGGATGAAAGATGCCGCCGACCTCACGACAGAACTGGTAAGCCGCATTGGTGAATGCACCGGAATCCACAAAGCAAAAATCGATCGTTCTGCGAGTGCCTGTTGTGTCGCTGAATTCTTTGGTTAACAACTCATCCCGAAGGCTTAATAGAGCCTGATAGATCATCGGCTCGCTGGCTTCGTGATCCATGCTTTTGTCCGTCCCGTAAACCTGATGGATTCCATAGTCGGCCACAACTCCACCGGCCCCATGCCACCAAGAGGTGATAACCCAATGAAGGTAATACTTGCCTAAGTCGATCGCCGCTGTCAAGGCTACGGTGTTGGCCGGTAGTTGCCTCCGAACCAAACCACTGATCCGCGACTCGACTAGGGCAGGAGTAATACCAAGTCCCATTGGCCCGGCTTCCTCTGGTGGATCGTTGTCAATCTCGGTCGATACTGCCTTTTGGCCTACGTCGGCAACTCGATTGAAGTAGCTTTGCACCGCTGACAATTCCATCGGCTCGCCGTCGCTGTGCATCTTCTTTGAGTAGCTATGCAGATTGCTAACGACCGAACCACGCTCGATTTCCTCTTGATTGTCACGCCAGAACCGGAAAGCCTCCCGAGCGTCAGGATCGTCGTCCTTGCGTCCCTTTCTCATGTCGATGTACTTCTCTATCAAGTCCATCCGATCGGGCTTAGTCACTAGCTTTCGGTATCGCTTGCCCCTCCAAGATGGCTTGATCTTTGGATCGGTGTAACGATACGCAATGCACTTGCGATTCTGGATCGTGCAAAGCATGACCCGAGGGATCCGCTCCGAGGACTGACCGAGACCAGCGATGTCTTGCTCGATTACCTCCTCGTTCTTTTCGATGGTCGTTTCGCTTGCTGCTGCTTCTCTGTCCTCGATGTCGTCGATGATCGCAAGCGTTGGTCGTCTGCTTCGATACTTTGTACCGCGGATCGCACCATCGATCCCAAGGGAGTAAAGCACTTGACCGCACGAAGCAGGCTCGATCTCTGCCGGCCAGCCTGGTAGCTGATCTCTGGTGATCGTTGGAAAAACAAAGAACTCTGGCCCGATGACGATATTGGTAGGCATTCCGCCGCATGTCTGCATTCGTCCTCGACTTGACCAACCGCCGACAGCCTGAAACGGAATGGCGATCTCAGGGTAATCAGCCGCGAAGATTTCGTTCTGTTGCAGTTGCTCAACGATGTCCCGCACTTCCTTCTTAGCTTTGTCGGCGTTCTTTCCGATGACGACCGGAAAGGTCGAAAGACCGCGCACCATCAAATAGAGAGCCGTGAGGATTGCCAGCGTCGTCTTGCCCTCGCCCCGTGGCCCGGCAATCGATTGATCCCCGCCGTAACGAGCCGCATCGATTATCGAACGCACCATCGCCAAGCGATCCTCAGTCCAGCCCTCGAAGAACTTTTCGGGAAAGTAGGTCGAGAGCCACAAGGCAGGATCAGACTCGCACTTGAGCCGACGAGCAGGATCGAGAGGTGGGTTGATCGATAGATCACGATCCATCGCCCTCTTTCGAGCCATCCTCTCCGCGTCCTTCGATTTCTTCGGAATCGCACTCGTCAAGGACGAAACCATCGACGACGACGCCTGATTCAGCCGAGAGCCTAGCAACTTCTCCAGGGCTGAGTTGTCGAGCGAGTTCCACCAATCGCTGCCTGCGTTCATGTTCATCTGCTTGATCCATCCTCTCTTGCTGGACGTTCAAGGAATCCGCCGCCATCAAAGCTTTTGCCGCTGCGGTCTTTTCCCGTGGCGAAGCGTTCTTGTCGGCAACAATCGCCAAAAGGGAAAACATGATCTTTTCCCGATACTCTGGTTTTATTGGCCATCGCTCACGCAACGCTCGCTCCCATAGTCGAGTCTGACGGACTGTCATGAAGATTCAAAAGCGTTACGGTCGGAATCGCACCGCCCCTTCTCGGCTGGATTGCCGAGCGTGCCGCTGTCAGCACTTGTAACGCGAGGTTTCCCTTTATACAT